GAGCACTACTCCCATCTATTGATAAACTTGTTAATCCTTCTACTTGTGCTTCAAAAGTTGCCATTATGCACTCGCTATAAATAATTCAACATCAACTGCGTTACCACCGGGATTTACTTGTATACTTCCTAAATCAGCCATAGTACCGAAACTTGGACTTGTATCTGCTTCTGATAACATTAAACCATCAGCACTTCCAAGAATATGACTTTGACCAGCCGCTAAATTTACTTGGTACAAAGTAGCAGCTCCAACAACAGCTAATTCAACTGCATTGGAACTATCTAAATTAGTAATTCTTATATATTTTGAATCTTCAATATCAACAGCACCTGCCGCTCCATATGCATTAGAGTTAAATACGGCAACAGTTGTTGTTTGACTAGCCGCACAAGTAACGATTCTTTTCATTACCTCATTTATACTGGCAATCTCTAATACTCTTTTAGAGCCATAGTCCTGATTATCAAGTATAATATCTTCTTGTATTTTAACTTTTAATGTACCAGCCATCAGTAATTCCTTCTCCCTTTACCGCTATAGCGGGTTAATCCCTAATTGTTTTAATTTATTACTACCATTCGCATCATTCATTTTCTTAACAGAATCGTCCATTGATTGAACTGAAAATTCCATTTTACTTTGTGCGGTTATATCAGACCGCATCCATGAATTTGTAGTAAATTTAGGTGGATGTGCTCGTCCCCCACAAGATTTGCAATAAAACCAACCACCCTTATTATCCTTATTGCAATGCTGACAATTCATCAAGAATCATGAATAATGACGGTAATAATTCTACCATCACGCATTTGTGCGCTATGTATTGATCTAATCGTCTTTGAATCGTCTACGCTTTCTAAATAATCATTTAATTCTTTAGCCAAAGAACCGCTTGTAGAATCCGAGGCAACACTTGGTTCATTGATTATAACTCTTGTCGTAGTATTGTAATTTGCCATAATTTTCCTTTAAATTTTTGAACATTCGGGGTTAAGCTTTTTTAACCTAACCCCATACCGTTCTAAGTATTAATCCTTATTGATTTGGATTATATTGATACACTAACATTAGGGTCAACGTAAACAAGGTATACAGTCATATCAGCACTAGAACTCACTGCGCCCCAATCGGAACCTGCAGTAGCCGTTAAAGTGATTGCTGTAGCCGCGCTACAGAATTGGACACCCTGTGGAACTCCGCCGTCAATGTTACCGGCAGCAAACGCTGATGGATCAGAAGATTTATTAAATCTATCTGCATCAGAACCGTCACCGATTTGAACAGCACAACTCGTGTCGCCAGAAAATGCAGCTGTTACATCAATAAATGAATATAATACTACAGACCCAACCGGTAAGGTCATGTCTGAAGCATAAGTACCAACGGTAGAGCCACCATCCGCAAATGCGGAAAAAGGTGCTGATACCGCTAGTAATTTTACATTTGAATTGTCGTAATCACCACTATTAGCTTCGTGTCTTTTTGCTCTCATCTTATACCCCCTTATAAGCTTTCAATGTTATAAAGTGCATGTGATTCAGGCAAGGAAATCTCAAGACCGGCTTCGGTCAAGATCATATCTTTACGTAAATCTTCATCTGCGCTTTGAACATTAGTTACAATATTGGTATCACGATTTAAGCCATTACCGACCAATGGACGGTAAGAAAGTTTGCCCATGTCGGCAAACAGCATGAAACCACTTGAAACACCACGGAAAAGAGGTTCTTTAACTAAGTGCATTGCACCATGAATAGTTTCAATAGTCATAATCTTATGACCAAATTGACCTTCACGCTTATCAAAATTATAAGCAACAGCACTATCGGAATAAGCCACACTTGAATCTAAGAATGCGCCTGAACCTAATTTGTTAAAGAATGTAATTACTGGTAAACTAGCCAAAACTAATTTATCAGCACTACCACCGCGTGCTGGGTCATACATTACTTCCATATCAGAAAGCAGTCTATCATAAGTTAACTCGGCTTGAGTAGAACTACGATAGTAAGCTGCACCAGATGTGTAAGATAATGCTGCATCAGCCGTACTTGGTGTAGAGTTTTTAACAATATGACCTACAAGGCCTTCTGTGTATTGTACTCCACCAACGCGAGCACGTTGGCCGAAAAGCATAGCCCGTTCAATATCAACCTTATGTTCACGAAGTTTCAACGCCCAAATGCGTTCCCATTCGTTTGCATAACCGCGATATCGTGTAGCGATAGCTGTGTTAGACATTTCAGCAGCAGTTTTAAAAATCTGCGTGTATCCATAGTCATCTTCAATCTCGCTTGACCATGCATCGGGTGAACCAGTACCTTCACCAAAGGAAGTACCAATTACTTGACATTGGTCATCTTCGGCAACAACGTTGGAACCGGAAACGCCAGATGTGTCAATACATTTAGCTGAAAAAGAAGTATACGTAGTATTGTCGGTTACAGAACTTTCAATTCTAAAAAGCGATTGTCCCCAACCGGCGCTTGAGTCTACAGTATTCACTGAGAATACCATACCTTTACCCATCCAATTGACAGATGCTCCCGCACCGTCATCTACGCGAAAACTGTAATCACTACCTGCTACTACAGTGCCGATTGCTCCTGCACTTGCTGCTATGTAGAAATTACGAGACGTCCAGTCAATCTTTGAACGATTTTCTAAGAATCGAAACAAAGAATCATCTGTAGGCACTTTAGCCACTTTTGACAAATAAGCGAAAAATGGGGATTCTTCAGGAGCAAGTTCTGAAACTTTATCTGAAAAATCATATAACCTACGACGATCTGGAGCTTGGCCTACACCGGCACTTGTGGTCGATGCAGTAATGTTACTAGAGAGTTTATTCCCTTGTGTAATAGCCATTTATATAGCCTCCATTATTATTTTTATGGGATTCGTCCACTGTTGCTAGCGTTAAGAATCCTATCCCAAGCAGCGTCATTTTCACTCTTACGCGGTGGTTCGCCACCCTGTAAGATACCTGCTGGCCTTGGCATAGCCTGAGCCTGTCTAGTAGCTTCCATATTTTCCGATGAAGGCATTTCCGCACCCTTCCCATAATGTTTATTATAGACATCAATTAATAAATCGATGGGGAGTTCATCCCTAGGGTTCGTAGCAAATTCAATAAATTTACCAATTTCTTCATCGCTTTCCATGTTATACTTAGACTTAAGTTCATTTCTTAAATTTTGCATAGCAACCTGCCCTTGCAATTCCGCCATATGTCCTCCGACGGCTTCATCTACAAGAGCTCTTTCCTGAGCTAACCGCATCTTATACGATTCACTCTCAGGTTTGTAATAAGCTTCCCAAGGGTCAAAAGATGATTCGTCTAATTGACCTGAATCACCCCTGCCGCTGGCTTCTGCGTTACCTTCAAGTTTCCCCCTAATAGCTTCTACAATATCCGGTCTTTGTTCTAATACGTTTTTTAATTCACGCATTTGATCTAAAGACGCGCTATCAGAGCTCAATGCATCATATTCAGATTTCGTCTTATCATACATCGATTGAAACTTCTTAGCTTCCGCTTCCCAATCAGTCCCGTATTCAACACCACCTTCGTTACCTTCATCCGTAAGTACACTTGGCGCCTGTGTCGCCGGAGTTACCTCTTCTGGTTGAACGTCGGATGCGAATTCATCTACATTAGCCAATTGAACCCGATCATTCGGATTCCCTTCTGCTAAATTGTCTTCATAACTGGGTACGCCAGTATCTTCTTGTCTTTGGTCTTCCATTATTTTTCCAATCTCCCTATTCTCCCGGACTCTACCTTTCGATATTCCGATAGGGCTTAACTGTTATTAAATACCATTAACGCCTCTAACTCGAGGCTCCCTTTTTGCCTTGCGCTTTTTCCGTTTGTTTAGCACGAAAATCAGCTTTATCAATCACACTTTCCATCTTGTTAAGATTGACACGTTCTTTATACTTTGCTTCCGTGACAACCTCATTAAGATTGGTCTTGAATTTTTCAGCGATAACTTGCTTCTTAGCATGTACGCTTTCACGTTCTGCCGTTTGCAAATCACCGGTAATGTCTTTTAATTGACCTTCAAGTTGTTGTATATATGACTGCATTTGTGCCATCATGCCCTTACGTTGTAAAACGCCTTCTTTGTCAAAGATTTCTGTTTTCTTTAAAACCTCGACATCATCTACCAAGTTCAACTTATATGCTTCCAAATACATATTGTATTCGGCCACCTTATTTGATGGTAACGTTGAACCCGATATAATCCGAACGTCATGTTGCCCTATTGCAATATCATTTTCAATAGACACCAATTCGTTAGTTTTGTCATCATACAACCTACTGTTAACCGTAAATTCGGTCAAGTCATTATTTGGCTGTACGATTCTAAAAGTCTTTTTGAAGTTATAATGTCCCTTAGACATAGCATATATACACTTGCCTAATCGGGTTAAACTTCCTTCGATATCCCTAAGTTTGGATTTACCACGGCTCTCGCCCATTTCGGATAGCATGGCCGTACCACGCACCGTGTCAGGGGCAGATTCCCTAAACCCCTGCATAAGTTCTGGGATACCAAAATTTAAATCTATATAATGTTCCACCCTATCGATTAGGTGATAAAATTCAGCAGCCAATGGTTGGGGCGATGGGAAATGTGGTTCACCAAATTCTGGGTTATATTCAATAACTGCATTTGGGTTTGCCCAATTTCTTTCTAATTCGCCCACATCATCAACACTTCCTTCTGGGACTAATAACTTTAGTCCGGCAGAAGATTGCGCGTGGCTTAGTGTCAAGGAAAATAGTTTGTTTATAAGACGTTGGGAGTCCTTGACTTTTGTTACATCTGACTTGGGGTATGGAGTATTAGTCCAAATATTCGGGACTGGGATTATAGGATATATGTCACAGTTTAAAACCTGATCATATAACAAGTATTGACCCACGGTTGCCACGTTTCTAATGCGTGTTTGTAGGACTTCTACTGCTTCAACCAACCCCGACTCGATAAGGTGTGAATTTTGTTCTAAGACTTGTTCGTATTCATCTAAGCTAACGACTTTTTCTTCACCATTTTGCTTATTGAATAAACGATAAAAAGGTACTTTTACCTTTTCAAATCTTTCTAATATGCGATATCTTTCAAAGCCACCACGGTCACTATCTTTGACCACATCGGGTGTAAATGACATAGAAGTATTCTTCTTGCCAGAAGAAGGATAATCTTCTTCATCATTCATTGAATCTATATCGTCTATGAATT